TCATCAGCACTTTGTAAGCGAAAAGGAAATGCGATCACAGAGCCGATTAGACTGTGGAGAAATCTGGATACGATGCAGCTTACTGGAGCGATCAAAGCCGAATACGATGAATGCCAGGAAAAACCTGTCGAGATATTTGTAGACGCGATTGGTCTAGGAGCTGGTGTAGCGGACAGATTGCGCGAGATGGGACTTCCAGCCTATGCAATCAATGTGAGCGAGAGTCCTGCTATGGGGCAACACTACCTAAACTTGAGAGCAGAGTTGTGGTATAAAGCAAAGAACTGGCTTGAAGGCAGAGATGTAAAGTTGCCTAACGATGATCGTTTGAAATCAGAATTGGTAACTGTTAGATATACCTATACATCTAGTGGCAGAGTGAAAATTGAATCTAAGGCAGAACTAAAGAAACGTGGTGTAGCGAGTCCAGATTCTGCGGATGCGTTCGTACTTACGTTTGCGTCTGATGCGGGAACGGCTATCGGTGGTCGATCAAGCAGGCGTATGGGTAAAATTAGAAGAGCGATAGCGGGAATAGTCTAGGGGGTTCGGCTGGTGGTTACCTCCCACGGCCCAACTTAAATAACCACACACTGTAGTCCTTGACTGTCACCAAGGCGGTGCCCCTAGATTTTTCTGAGGTTCGATTGTAAACTGTTCTTATCAAGGGCAGCGTTTACGCAACCCGTCCAGTTGTGTCTCAGGGTCTTTCTTATTTCAAACCCCATCGCTTTCTCCTTGCTAGGGTAAAGCTCCGTCCACTCGGGCGGGGCTTTTTCTATTTAACTGTTGAACAGTAGCGACCATCGTAATATGTTCGAGTGGACTATTCTTCTGCGAGCAGCGAATATTGGCCTACATCGACCAAGCTGAAACCGAAGCCGGGATCGGGATGACGGAGGAAGAACTGCAAACCACAGTTCGTTCCTACATCACAGACGCGATCCAGTACATAGACGATGACATCAGCCCAATTCGGGCAGAGTCAACGAAGTACTACAAAGGCGATCCGTTCGGTAATGAAGTAGACGGCAGAAGCCAGGTAGTTAGTCGAGATGTGCGTGATTCCGTGCAAGCCGTATTACCGTCCATGATGCGTGTGTTCTTTGGATCGGAGAAAGTCGTGGAGTTCGTGCCACGTTCCGGCGAAGATATCGCGATGGCTGAACAGGCCACGGATTATCTGAACTACGTCATCCAACAGGACAACGAAGCCGTAGCTATTTTCTACAGTGTGTTCAAAGACGCGCTGATGAATAAGGGCGGTTTCGTAAAGTGGTGGTGGGATGATTCCATCGAAGTGCATACCCACACATTCGAGAATCTGGATGAAGGTGCGCTTGGCCTGATCTTGCAGGAAGATGGCGTAGAGGCTGTATCGGTGGAAGCACGGCCAGCTCCAGGCGTCAACGAGCAGCAGGCTCAAATGATGCAAGCGCAGGGTATGCCTGTACCACAAATATACGATGTAGAGATCAAACGTCAGCGCAAGCGCAATCGTGTAAAGATAGAAACAATGCCGCCGGAAGAATTTCTGGTGGACGCAGCAGCTACGAGTCTCGATGACGCGACGATCGTGGGGCACAGGACGATGGCTACGGTGTCATCTCTCGTTGCTCTGGGCTACGACAGGAAAATGCTGGAAGAGCATCTGTCGGACGAAGTTGCGTTTACGGGTACGGATGAATATTGGGCACGATACAATGACCGCGCATCGATGAGTCCATTGTCAGCTTACGAGCGTAGGCGTGTATTGTACGTCGAAGCGTGGTGCTATATCGATTATGACGGTGATGGCATAGCCGAACTCAGGCGTATCTGTACCGTGGGTGACGGCTATAAGGTCGTAAATAACGAGTCAGCGGACGAGATACCATTCGCGATGTTCGCTTGCGACCCGGAACCTCATGTGTTTTTCGGGTCTGATCTGGCTGATCTGACGAAAGATATCCAGAAAATCAAGTCAGCCGTGCTGCGTGGTATGCTCGACAGCTTGAGTTTTGCACTCTATCCGAGAACGGGTGTAGTAGAAGGCATGGTGGACATCGATGATGTGCTGAACCCGGAAGTCGGCTCAATCATCAGGATGCGCCAACCTGGCATGGTACAGCAGTTGGATGTGCCGTTCCTGGGCAAAGAAGCGTTTCCGATGGTGTCCTATCTGGATGACATGAAAGAATCACGCACCGGCCAAACCGCTGCATCTCAGGGCTTGGACCCCGATGTATTGCAATCCACGACCAGAGCCGCTGTAACCGCTACGATTCGTGGTGCTGAACAGCATTTGGAAATGATGGCTAGACTATTTGCCGAGAATGGATTCAAACGTCTATTCAAGGGATTACTCAGACTCATCATTACACATCAGGACCGTGAGCGCGTAGTTCGCTTGCGTAACGAATGGGTGCCTGTAGATCCAAGGGTGTGGGATTCGTCTATGGATTGTACTGTGAATGTCGGACTTGGCTCCGGTATGACGGACGAAAGGCTGGCTGTTCTGAATCAGGTTGTAGCTAGGCAAACGGAAGCGTTGGAGAAACTTGGACCTGACAATCCGCTTGTCGGTCTAGGCAACATCAGAAACACGCTTGCCAAGATGTTGGAGATCAGTGGTTACAAGGACACCGATCAGTTCTTCAAGCCGTTGCCGGTAGATTGGACGCCACCACCACCTGAACCGCCGCCACCGACTCCAGAAGAGTTGCTTGCGCAGGCTCAGATGGCAGATATCCAAGCTCGCACTTCTATAGATCAACAGAAATTGGCGTTGGATAGCCAGAAGCTGGAACTCGACGCCGTAAAACAACAGCAGCTTGATGATCGTGAAACAGCTAGGATTTCGGGTGACCTTGCACTGAGAGAGTTTAATCTGGAAGAGACTTTCCAATCTAAGGTAGACCTTGAAATCTTGAAGAAAAGTTTAGAAGATGAGTGAGTTGACTCGCGAACAGAAAGGACTGCGAGCTGATGAGATATTAAAAGATCCTGTGTTCACCGAAGTTATCGAAACCGCAAGAGTCAGCATCGTCACACAATGGCATCTAACGGATCTGAACGAGGTGAACACTAGGGAAAATCTTTATATGCAGGGCCGGGGACTAGACGAAGTTGTTCGTGGACTTCGTACTCTGGTCGCTGATTGGGCTGTAGAAAAAAAGCATAAATCTAATAAACGGAGAAAATAGTGAGCGAAACAACAGTCACCAACCCAGCAGGGAGTGACCGTAAACGGCGCACTATGGACGAGATTTCAAACTCGTTCAATCAAATGCTTGTCGGAGAACCAGAAGAGCAACCCGAGCCAGTTGAGGCAGAGGATTCTTTTGAGGAAGAGCAGGAAGTAGAATCCGAATTATCCGACGATTTGGATGAAGTGGATGAGTTCGCAGACGAGGAAGCTGACGAAGAACAATCCGAAGGCGAAGGTGCAACCTACCGTGTACTCGTAGACGGCAAAGAGATGCAAATTCCGCTGGACGAACTCTTATCGGGCTACCAAAGGGGATCGTCATTCACACAAAAGAGTCAGGCGTTGGCCGATGAGCGCAATGCGTTCGCTGACCAGCAAACGGCTCTGGGGCAGGAGCGTCAGACGTATGCGTCTGTGCTTCAGCAACTTCGGCAACAGATGGAATCTGCCGCACAACCGAATATTGATTGGGATACGCTAGAGCGACAAGACCCCCTTCAATATCTAAAGCTCAAGCAGATGGAGCGAGATCGGGGGGAGCAGATTCAGGCCGTACAAGAGGAACAAGTGCGTATGCAGCAACTCCTACAGGGACAGCAATCTGAGGAACTGGAAAAACGCCTTTCCCAAGAACGGACAATGGTGCTGGAAAAGATTCCTGAATGGTCCGACTCGGATCTTCAGGCCGATGAACAGCGAAAGCTGTTAGAGTATGGGAAAACACTAGGATTCAGTGACGAAGAATTGGGTCAGATTTACGACCATAGAGCATTGATCGCGTTACGGGATGCTTGGCGTTATAACCAACTCACCAACGGCGAGAAGGTCCAGGCGGCGAAATCGAAAATCGGAAGCGCAAAAGCAGGGAACAAGGAGACCTCCCAGAGGGTGCGCTCCCGTAAGCAGAAAGCTATGAGGCAAAAGCTGAAAACCACTGGAAAAGTGGACGATGCAGCAGCCTTGTTTGGTGAACTGCTTGCGGACTAAATAAAAGTTAAATTATGGCTACATTAGCAACCACGTTCGAAACCTACCAAGCCAAAGGGATAAGAGAAGATCTCAGCGACCTGATCGCGGATATTTCTCCAACGCAAACTCCCTTCCAGAGCAACATTGGCAGCCGTAGTGCAGAGAACACATATTTCGAGTGGCAAACAGACAGCCTCAGTACTGCTGTCGCCACACCAGTAGAAGAAGGGTCAAATCTGGCGACCTTTACGGCTGTTTCCGCGACCACGCGCTTGGGGAACTATTGTCAGATCAATATGCGCGACTTCCTGATTTCTGGAACTGAGCAGAAAGTTACCAAAGCTGGTCGTTCTTCAGAGATTGGTTATCAAGCAGCGAAGGCAGCAAAAGAGCTAAAGCGTAATGTTGAAAAGGCTTGCTTGCTGAACGGAGTGGGTGCTGTTGTTGGTGCTACCGATACAGCAAGGGTTACCTGTGGCTTCCCAGGCTGGTTGAAAACGAATGTTGTTGAAAACCAAGCGACCAAACCCAGCTACTCGGGTTCGGTTCCGACAGGTGCTTCGGAGGTGTGGAAGTCTTTCGACGTTCCTACGGCGTTTACTGAGGCGATGCTCAAGACCACGATGCAGTCGTGCTACGAGAATGGTGGCGAGCCTTCCATCTTGATGGTATCACCTTACAACAAGACTGTTGTAAGTGGATTCAGTGGAATCGCTTCTAGCCGCTACAATGTAGACGGTGCAGAGCCTTCCGTGATTATCGGTGCGGCTGACATTTATGTCAGTGATTTCGGTAATCTATCGGTTGTTCCTAACCGTTTCTTCACAGGAGTGATCGATGAAGGTGCAGGATCACTGTATAACAATTGGGCGTTCTTGATCGACCCAGATGAGATAAAACTGGCTACTCTTCGTCCGTATAGTATCGAAGAACTTGCCAAAACTGGGGATGCCGATAAGAGAATGGCATTGATCGAATGGGGGCTTCAGGTTAACAACGAAGCAGCCCACGGTGTTGTTGCTGGCATTACTTCGGCGGCGGCATAACGGAAAACCTAGTGGGGTGGGGGCTTCGGCCCCTGCCCCCGATGGTTCCATATTATGAAACGCATACTCGACTACGATCCTGTCACAAAGACCGTACAGTTCTATCACGAAAATGAGCTTACTGGTGATGTCGCCCTGGAAACTCATCAGGATATTACGGCAATTGTGGAACACAATAAGGCACTATTCAATCAAGTAGATGAACGTGCCAGATGGGGAAATGGGCAAACCCATATAGCCACTCTTCCGCTAAGTATTCTTGAGGAAGTAGGTAAAATTACAAACAATTTCAAAGACAAGGCTGCGTTTGATAGGTGGATGGATAACCCCGATAACAGGGTATTCAGGACACGGCCAGGAAAGCTCTTCAGGCCATCTAGTCCATTGAGGACTCGCTAATGGCTAATGTCGGAACGTATGCACAGCTACAAACAGAGATCGCCAATTGGTTGGATCGCACAGATCTGACGGCTACGATTCCGACTTTTATAGAACTAGCGGAAGCGAACTTCAATCGGGTGATACGTCAGCCTGACATGATTACGAAGGATGATTCCTTCTCTATCTCTGGGCGTTATACCACGCTTCCTACGGACACATTGGAGATCGTTAGGATCGTGCTGGATCTGACGCCTGTGGTTGTGTTGGAATACATGACCCCGGAGGAACTATCCGAAAGGCGCGTTTCCCTGACAGGTGGAGGCAAGCCGTATTATTTCACCACAGTCGGTGGGTCTACTAATCAGCTTGAGGTACTTAGATCACCTGATAGCACCTACACGGCGTCGATTATCTATTACACGCGCATTGCTGCGTTGAGTGACGCAGCGACAACAAATTGGCTATTGACCAGCCACCCCGATATTTACTTATATGGTGCGTTGGTCGAAGCAGAACCGTACTTGAAGAATGATGATCGGATGCCGATGTGGACATCCAGACTTGATAAGGCATTAAACGACTTACGATTGCAGGGACAACGGGAGCGTCACACCGCTTCTGGCCTCCGTATGCGATCCGTGGCTCTAGGATAAAACATGGCTGATACTACCACTACCAATCTTGGGCTGACCAAACCTGAAGTCGGTGGATCTACCGACACCTGGGGCACCAAGCTCAACGTAGATCTGGACGCTATAGACGCGCTGTTCAGTGTCAGTGGCACAGATGTCACGATGTCTGACATCAAGTTCAACTCCATGAGTGTGCAGGAAACGGGTGCTGGAACCGATACCGTAAAAATTCAGGCACCGAGCGCGGTTACTACGAGCTATACGCTCACCATGCCAGCAGCGGTTGGTTCCACGAATCAGGTGCTATCCGCTGCCGATGGAAGTGGTACTCTGGCTTGGACTACGCCTGAAGTCGGTGATATTACGGCCATAGTTGCTGGTGCTGGTTTAACTGGAACAAGTTTAAGCGGCCCAATACCCACCCTGAATGTCATTGGGACCAGTGGGACGATTACCGTATCTGCTGATGCCGTAACCATTGCGGCTGACTATGTAGGCCAAAGTACGATTACGACATTAGGCACCATCGCTACTGGAACTTGGGAGGGAACTACCGTTGCAGTAGGTCAAGGTGGTACGGGCGTAACATCGAAAACTGGAACTGGCAGTGTAGTCCTATCCTCCTCACCTACACTGGTAACACCAGCATTGGGCACACCAGCAAGTGGTGTGATGACAAATGTATCAGGAACGGCTTCAAGTTTAACAGCAGGAGCCGTAACAAATGGTGTTTATACTACAAGTAAAATTTCAGTATTAGCAGCAACAACTTCTGCTGAACTAAAAACAGTAATTTCAGATGAAACAGGAACTGGATCATTAGTATTTGCAACTTCGCCTACATTGGTAACGCCAGTATTAGGTACACCAGCGAGTGGTACAGCAACTAATATCACTGGATTACCCATAGTAGCAGGGACAACTGGAACCTTAACAGTAGCGCGTGGCGGTACGGGTGCGACCTCACTAACTGATGGTGGCGTTCTTTTGGGGTCAGGCACTGGGGCAATCACTGCTACTTCTGTCTTGGGTGACGGTGAGATACTTATTGGGGACGCCTCTGGAGATCCTGCGACACTGGATGTCGGAAGTTCAAGCGCGATCACGATTCTTGGAACGGTGGCTACAGGAGTCTGGAATGGGACAGCGATTGCTACGACCTATATAGCAGATAATGCTGTCACGCTTGCCAAGCTGGAAGACGGTACACAGGGCGATGTTCTTTATTATGCTGCTTCTGGTGCCCCTGCTCGACTAGGTGCTGGATCAGA